TATGTTCAATCTCAGGATAGATTGACATCTTTCGATACTCATTGATAAGTTGTACATCAGATTTGTTCTGAGAGTACGCATCAAGATCGAGATAATAGCCATAAGACCCAAAACCGTAAGAAGAACTTACGGTTAAAGAGCCATCTTCATTTTCAGGGGCGATTACACTTTTTGGCTTTGTGTTTTCTTCATCTTTGCCAAAAGTAAATCCGAATAGTTTTACTGCCATTGGTTACTCCATTACAACAAAACTATTTATAGAGTTTTAGTCAGTTGTATTTGTCTTAAAGTATTGATATTCTAAGGTTACTGTAAATTCTTCAATAGCACCTGTAGACTCATAACTCAATTCAATTGGGCTTACTGTTGAAGGCCAGCAACCAACAATCTCGTATGTTTTCAACTCTTCATTGTTTTTACCGAGTTGTGTGACTCGCCAGTTTTGTTGAATTTCTTGAAGTGAAACTGTACCTATGTTTCCTTCCATGCTATTGATCAAGTGATTCCACTTCTCAAAAGCGTCACGAAGAGCAAAGTCTGTATCATTGATAATTGTGAGTTCCCATGGTTCAAATGTTCGATCACCAGGAACTTTGAGAACACGACCACGGAAAGGAACTTCGACAGGCTCAACAGTCATGCCTGGGATTGAAGCACCTTTGCAGAGGAAGCGAACTGAGTTACTTGGACCACCACCACCGAGTGTGTTGCCAACTGCCCCGCCGATTGCTCGACCTTGAGCGCCAGCAGCAGCACCGCCGATTTCAGCAAGCAAACCAGAGACCGGACTTGGGAATGTACCCTCGACACGGAATAGGTTTGGTCTTGCACCACCGCCTGGCAACTGTCCTTTGAAATCGTCAATTCTAAGCGTCATTTATTTTCTCCTTAGGCGAATGCGTCTTGAACTTCTTCGAATGCCACACCAGAACCAGTAGCGATGAAACTGAGTGTGATGAAGTTAATTGATCTGTTTGGTTTGATAAAGATATCAGCAACAAACTCGTTTCTGTCAACTACAGAAGCAGGGTTGTTTGAGTCATCACACACAACTTTAAAGTCGGTGATGCCTCTGCGGCCCTTCACATCACGCAAGAATGGCTCAACGAGATTTCTAAACTGCGAACGGGTAAACGAATCGTTGAATTCAAAGAGACTGAACTTCGCTGCTGTTGAGATTGCTTTTTCAAGAACAATGAACAAACGACGAACGTTGATTCTGTCGAACGCACTTGGTCTTGTGAGCAATGTCTTGTCGCCGAAGAGAACTGTTCCTTCGCCTGGGAAAGACACGACTGGGTTGATGCCGTTTCGATACAACTCGTCACGAAGAGTTTCGCTTGGGTTGAATGGAAGACTGATCGAACCGCGAATCTGACCTCTATTGAAACCAGCGGGTGAATACCATGCGTCTGCAACATCTTCTGTTCTTGCAACACAACCAGCAACGTCAGCGTTCAAAGGAACATTGACAAACTGATCATTGTACTTATCAAACATTTTCTTATAGCCACTATCCATAGAAGCGTAAGAACTGTTCTTGTTCACAGAATTCTTGAATGCAATCACGTTGTCTTTTGCTGTTCCAGCAGTAGGACCGATCACATCGTTTGAATATGGAGAGAAGAACACCATGAAGTCTTTATCTGCATCTGCTTGATCGACAAGATTGCCGATAACTGTCTTGCAGTCTGCTTCGTCTTTGCCAGGTTCACCAGCGATAACGATTGCGACATCATCACCTTCGCCTGCGAAGAGTCCGTAGCCTCTTGAGTTAACTGTAAAGTAATCACCTGCACCTGCTGTTAGTGAGTCAACACCACCAGTTAGAACAAGAGAATCTGCATTTGTAAAGCCACCACCAAAACTCAAGCCATAGGTTGAAGTTGTTGTGATGTTTGTGTCTGAAGTATCAGAGCCAGCAGTTGGGAAGTTAGAACCTCCAAGAATGTATTTTGAATCTCTCTTCAGAACGTCTTTCCAGTAGATCGACGAACCATCAGAATTCTTTGCGTTTGAAGCGATTGACAAGAAGCCAAACTTCTCAAGAATCGTACCTGCTTTGCCAGAAATGTTTCCGTTCTTGTCTTTCACAACAACGTGAATTTCATCGTTGCCTGTGCCGCCACCAGAGTTTTTCACTGCATCAGATTGTGCGGGGGCAGAAATAAACTCTCCTGAAAGACCGCTACCTGCGTATGTGCCTGGTGTGAGAAGAGAAATTTGCAATTCATTTCCGACTGCACCTGCATATCTTGAGATGAAGTGAGCATCAACGTTTACACCACCAGATGTAAACACTTGGTCAAAATGGCTCTCTGCTCTTCCTTCGTAATCTGCGTCATTCTTGATAATCAAGTTTGATGCCGTTGCACTTGCAGCGTTTGTCAAACCATTGACACCTGCAAATGCGTTTCTTGCTCTAGCAACATCAGCAACACGAACAACTTTGAGATTGTTGCCATAACCTAAAAAGTTTGCTGCTGAGTGAAATGCTCTGTTTTGAACTGTATTGGTTTTATCTGGACGACCAAAAATAGCCTTAAGTTCGTCTTCGGATGTGATGGTGACAATCTCATCAATAGGACCCTGTTTAAATGTGCCAGCAAAACCAGCAGGAGTCGTAGCGACTGCTGGAATCACACTTGTAAGATCTACTTCAGTGATGGATACACCGGGACTTAATCGAAAAGCCATATGCCTAACTCCTTATCAAGATCGATATCTGATTATATTTATGAAATATGTTATTTACACCACTGTCCAAGTGGTGCCTTCATCATCTCGAAAAGTATTATTATTTAGCCCAGTATCTATAATGCCAAATGGAGTCATTTCTTGCTCCATTTTCTTTATTTGCTCTTCATAGAGAGTCTTACGAATATCAATGTCAGAAATTTCTTTGAAATATGCTTGTGTTGTCATCCAAGAAAATAGTACGAGACTCATCACCAAATCGTCGTGATGGCCTTCATCTGCTTCAAATGAGTTTTTTTTCGATACGAAAGAAACGAGTTCTTGAATAATACTAAAGTCGTTGATTATCAGTTTGTTCTCTTCAATCAACCCTTTTAGAATTGAGCAGCCAACTTTCTTCACTGTGGTTGTTGTTCGAACCCCTCTTTGTGTAGTAGAAGCACCGAAACCACCATCCATGACCTGACCTGCTCTACCTCTTTGTGACGTAAGCATCATGTTTTCATATTCATATTCTTCATATAGAATGTCTGCTACTTGAGTTCCAATGTCATTGAGTTCGACAAGAACTGATGCGCCGTTGTAATCTGTAGCGACTCGATTAATAGCACTTGGATACACCATAGGAGACATCTCGTTGTTGCGAAATGTTGCACACACGTTGTAAGGCATCTGCGTAGTGTCGACCACAACGAAGGCATGATAGTCTGAGCCTGTGCCTCTCGATGTGTCAACACACATTGCATATGTGTGATCTTTTTGTGGCTCTTCATAGACTGAAAGACCATCATCTGTTTTCTTTAGTGGTGTTTTGAATGCAAGAGTCTTGAGTTTCGATGCGTTGACAAGTGTGTTGGTCGAACCGATAAACTCACACTCAAATTCTGTGCGGAACTGCTCAGGTGATGTGTTTCGAATTGTTTCTTTCTTCCACTTTTCATCTCTGCCTGGTATATCAGACCAATGAACTTCAATTGGCACATATGAGTTTCGTTTTTCTTCAGCATCAACCCAAAGTTTGTAAAAAAGATTCAGACCTTTTGGTGTAGAAACAATCAAAACTTTAGTGTCTTGACCTGAAGTAATCGTAGGATAAACAGAACTGAAGAATTCTTCAGCCACATTGTGTGGCACATAGGCAAATTCGTCGAGAAAGATCATGTTGAATGAACCACCACGAACGGCTGAAGATGATGTTGCTGAAGCGAGAATCTTCGAGCCATTTTCAAGAGCGATGTTACCTTTGTTCCATTCTACAATACCTTGCTGAAGCCACTTCGGTAGATTTTCATATGCCAACTTCAGACGAGACAAAAGTTCTCTTGCTGTTGCTAACTTGTTCGCAAGAATAGCAACGTTCTTGTTACCGTTGAACAAGACATAATGAAGAATGTATGAAACAACTGTTGTTGATTTGCCTGACTGTCGAGGAAGTTTTGAAATGACAAAACGATTCTCGTGAATCTTGTTCACCATGTTTTCTTGAAAGTCATACAACTCGAAAGGCACCAGACCTTTATCAAGCGAAACAATCTGAATGTATTTTTTCATAAAGTAGATTGGATCTTTAGAACACTTAACGTACTCTTCGACCTGCTCTTTTGTAAACTCAACTTTGACATTAGAAGCCTTTAGATTTGGGTTGCCAAGATAAGAGTTTTCAATCTGCTTCATTCTTTTTTACCTTGCTTGAAACTTTTTTCACCTGATTGGTTTGATCTTGAATCATTTTTGCAAGATCATCGGTTGAACCAACAAAGAATGCGTTGTTGGTCACGTTCTTAGTTTCAGTTTCTTTTGTAGTCTCTTTCATTTTTCGGTGAACTTCCATGATGTCTTTGTTGATATCAGAAGTCACCTTCAACAATGTAGCAACAACTTCGTATGCTCTCGGTTGATCGCCAGCCATTGCGACACTCATAATACCTTCGATTGCGTCTTTGCTTGATTCGAGCAAATCAAAAAGATTGTCACGCACTTGTAGATAATCTTTTTCTGTTTTTTCACCAACTTGCTTTTGAATTTCTTTTTTCTTTTTCTCAAAAACTTTTGGGATTGATTCAACGTCTTCAGGTAAATCGAGAGCGTCTTTTAAATTTTTATTGTGTGATTCCATCGGTTTGATAATTCTCTATAGTAATAACATAAGGTGCTGTTGCTCCAACATCAAGTCCAATACCTGATGTAACGCCAGCCGTTAGACCAACAGTAATCTTCTCAAGAATGGAGTGTGTTGTACCAGCAGCAGTTGTAAATTCATCTCTAAACTCATTGACGTCCACAATCGCAGTTCGAATGATGCCAGATTTCTTAGACGGACCAGCAAGGAATACTTTCGCAGAGAACGACAATGATATGGTAATCAATCTGTCTTCTTCGAATCCACCTTCGTAGTTGTCTTCAAATGTGACACCTGTGAGTGTGATTGGTAAGTCTGTTTTCTCATCAAGACCATCTAATGAATTGAATGTCAGTGTAAATTCAGGTGAGAAGAATGGTAGAATCTGTTCAAGTATCTGTAAACCATCATCAATGTTGTTAGCAGCAATGTACAAATTGAATTCAGTATCGTAAGGCACTCTTTCGTGACGATAATTCATCTCATTGGCATTGTTGTATGACACCCTTTTTTGAAGAGTGTTTAGTTTTCTTAGTGGATCGTAAGTCATTGAACTGACTTCAAAACCCATTCGGGGCAAAGAAAACTTTAGTTGACCTGTAGTTGGTCGTAGTTTTTGAACAAACTTTTGTTTTGCTGAGTAAGAAAGAGGTATCTTGAATCTTTCTTTTTCAGTACCATCTGTGTTGAATCTTTTGATATAGATATCGTTGAATAGAGTACCGAAACCGGCAACTACTTTTCGTATGGTACTATGATAAAAGGCTTGTGATTGTCCAAACATTAGAATGATCCGAACGGATTAGTATCTGTAAAGTCTACAAAACTATCCGCATACTCCTCAATAAACTGGTTGTCTGCGTCTGATGTGATTGCATTGCCAGCACCCGTAACTTCAAGACTTCTTACGATACCAGTGATGCCTCTGTATGATGTATTGTCTACAGTTGCAACATGGAACATGCTCGCACCGCTGAGTCCTGCTTTCCAAAGACCCTTAGTATCTATAATGGTAAGTTCTGTTGTTGTGGCACCAGTACCTAAAACTGAGAAGATTTCTGCCTGTGGCGAATCTGTTGTTGTGGCACCAGTTGCACCTCCAGCAGGATACTGATAAACGATTTGACCTTTTTCGAAGCCTACGTTGTTGCCTGTTGTTGAATCTAGCAACAAAGTAAGGTTGAATTGTTCTTCTTTGACAATATCATCAATGTCATCAAGTCCAGTGTCGAAGTCTTCTTGACTCGGTGTAAACAATTCACATGACATTTCAAACACATAGTTTTGACCGAATTGATAAAATGGTACTTCATCTTCAACAAACTTGATTTCAAAAATACCATTGTTGAAAGGAAAGAAGATCAAGTCTCCTTCTTTTGGTTTGTCTAGACTTGTTTCTTGCGTGAAACGATATTTCGATAAAACAAGTTTTACAGTGTCTCGAACTTCAAGACCAAATTTTGCTATGAAATCACCATCACCTTCAAAACCATCAACGCTCGAAACATAAAGTTCGAGTGGGTAAGCCTCATTAAATTGCGATATTAGATCTTCACCAAAGATAGCATCAATGTCAACAAACGTTCTTGGCATGTAGAAGCAATCAACACCACCGTACTTGATCATCTCTGCGATGATGTCTTCTATAAGGCGTTGTTCGTCAGTGTTGTTGAAATGGTTGAAAAAGTGATTTGTACCCATATTAACCCACTATGAAATCTGGAGGCAACTCGAATCTTTCTTTTGCTTCTTCTTCAATTTTTTCTAATTCTTGTATCGCATCATCGTACAATGCTCTGCCGTTGATTGAAACACCACCAGGCAACTGCACACCCTCGAACTTAATTAGATTTTGACCCCATTGCTTTTTGATAATCGCGGTGAGATAATCTTTCAAAAGTCTTTGCTTGAAAATTTCTGTATGTGTTGTTGGATCTAGAATTCTATACGCTTCCATCACAATGTAATCACCGACCGCAAAGTTATCGTCCATATCTGTTTCAATGTGCAGTTTGTTTGTTACTGTGTGATAACGAATTCTTTTGTCTGGTTGTAAAATGTCTTGCACAAGATTCATATATTGTTGATACATGGTGTAATGAATCATATCTAATCGACCAATGGTGTAAAGATCGTTTAGTGCTAATTGATAACGAATGTCAAACATGTTAACTGTTCGACCAGGAATGCTGAATATTTTTGTAACGCTTACGATTAGATTTGCTGCATCAACACCACCTTCAGCAGTAAGATCAATAAAGCCATTATTGATATTATCTTGTGTGATCTGATGTTTTAGATACACTCTCTCAATACCATCATAGTGGTACTCAGAGAAAAACTGAAAAGCGTCATCGGCTCGATCCTGTAACTGATCATCATCAACATTAATTTCAACAACAGGCTTACCGAGTCTTCTCAGACAGTATTCAATTAGTTCTTGTCTGTTTGTTGGTTCTGCCATTTACTTTTTTTCTTCTTCTTTTCTTGGTTACTGTTGTGTCTTTTGGATAATCAGACTTGATTTTTTCACGAAGAACCTGAATTTGTTTGATGTGAGAATCGTCAAGATTTTTCTTTTCGACGATGTGTTCCCACAAGGCAACTACGAGTTCTTCAACTTTTGGATACTCAGATCTTCTTTTCTTTGTGTATTCAAGTCTTTTTTCTTGCTCTCTTTGAACAAGTTTTTCTGTGTCTGCTGTATCTTCATCTTCGACTCGTTGAAGTTTTAGAAACTCATCAAGTCTTGAAATGTATCGATCACCTTCGATCCATTTTCTACCAATCACAAAGGTTTCTACACCATCACTCCATGTATGTGTTTGGTCTGGAATGTAGGTGACAGAAATTGCCTTTGATGGTTTTTGATAATCAGGTTCAAGTTGAAGAAAAATTTCAAAATCAATCTGAATGTCATTGATAATAATCTTATCGTTTTCGTGTTTAAAAAATATCATCCAACAATATCTCCAAATTCGTCTACTGTACTTGTGCTATCGGCAGATAGAGAGCCAGTAGAGCCATGATGATCAAGAGTGGAAGAGAAACGAATTGTGTAATCTTTGAATGTGTTGTTCGCATTCGTCACACCAAGAGATGTTGTCTTGAGCAAACCTTGATCGCGGTGATGAATCACACCACCAATTGCTTTGAATCCTGAACCATCGTCTGCGCCTGGTGAACTGTTTGGTCCGTTGGCAATCGCTGCCCCACCACCGTTGATCACAGTAGAGTTGAATAGGGAACGAATGCCTTCTTCCATGTTTAGTGCAGAGACAAGAGTTTTGTTTAGCGTAGAATTCTTTGTTGCAATAGCACCGATTCTGTTTCCGACTGCAACACTCTCAGCGTCTTCTGCGAATGAAGTAAGAGACTCGCCTTCGAAGTTGTTTATGTCACGATCAGTCACAAGCGAGTTGTTGGTAGAGAGATAACCAACACCGCATCCGTTAACACTAGAACCTCTTGTCTTGATAATCGAACCGTTGCTTGCGAGAATTCCAACACCTGTGCAACCAGAAACTTTCAAGTTTTCTGCGTCGATGATGCCACCATTGTCTGCTACGACACCATTTTTGAAACCAACAACACCAACATTGTCACCAATAGTCAATGTTGCATTTCTTGATGCATGTAAGCCAAAGTTCATTTGACTGGTTGTTCCTGTAGAGTTGATTCCCTGACCAGATTCAAAGATGATGTCGTTAATAGCAATTTTCGAATTGTCTTTGACAAACAAACCAGTATCGTTGCCTGAGAAACCTGCAAACTTGAATATTGTTCGAACAACTTTGACTTCTGGATTTCCTGTAATGCCTATCAGTGAAGAAGCCGTAGCACTAATCGGTGAAGAACCAGCGATTGTTCCTTCACGATATTGTTGCGGCAGAGAACTTTCAATTGTTGTGGTAATTTTTTCTGTCGTATAGTTGATATTGGTAATCTTATGCAAGCCTTGAATTGCAAATCTATTCGAACTTTTTGCGTAACTACCACCTGTCAGATTGCTGTCGGTGATATTTGAAACAGAAAGATATTGTCCTGTTGTGAGTCCAGCAGTTGTGTTCACCTCAAAGGTTGCATTATACGCACCATTTGAACCTGTAATCTCCACATGACCGGTAAGACTTCGAGTAAACGATGATCCGCTAACTGTGTACATATATCCTCTTTGAGGATTAATCGTCAGAGGAGCATCGAAAGTAAAGAATCCAGGATTGAAGAAAAGATTCATGTTGGTATTAACATCTGCAACTTCGTCTTTTCTAAACTCATAATAACCGTCTAGTTCAATTGATCTGTTTTCGCTTGATCTTACTCCACCTAAATTTGTTTTGTCTTTTTCTGTGTCTGATTGAAGTGGTTCAATAAGGAAAGAAGACTGGAAAAGATCGTTGTTTGCAGAACCCGTCAACGTATTGACAGTATTTTCTCCTGCTTGTGCGACAGAGTTGCTGGCAAAAGCAGAAGCCCCATCATTAAAGAAGAATATAGTTGGTATCTTATTATTTGGAACAGTCTGTGTTGTTGCCTTTAAAACATCTGTAAAGTTTTGAAAAGTTTTAACTCTCGTGTTCGATGTGTTTCGAATACCAGTCGCAACTTTTTGTTCTCCAGTAGCACCAGTAGGTCCTGCTGGACCTGTTCCGCCTGTGCTACCAGTCGTACCAGTTGCACCCGTAACACCAGTCGTACCAGTCGCTCCCGTGGCACCCGTTGCACCTGTTGTTCCTGTTGCACCAGTTGTACCTGTAGAACCTGTAGAACCTCCAGGACCAGTTGCACCTGTCGTACCTGTGTCGCCAATCTCAACTGTTTTACCTGTCTGTCTTCTATAGCGAATGATATAATCAATTGCCATAAACGGAGTGTGTGTAGAGAATGGTAGTCCGCTGCCTGTGCTTCCGATTGTAAACGAAGAAGAGTTTACATCTACATCGAAAACAAAACCACCTGTCAGAGAACCAGAAGCATCCTCTTTATTGAGTGTATGGGCGTGCGACGGCAGTTGAGAGTTTGTAAGAGTTGTTGTCTCGCTACCACCGATTGTACCAGATGCTCTGTCGTTGAGATTTTCACCCTGTTGAGCACCAAGAATGAGTCTTGAGCGTAAGTCAGGAATGATAAACTTGTTTCCTGCGTGGGTTAGAGAGAAGTCAGGACCTGATCCTGTGAGAGCATCGCCAGCAGCAATACTTGTAACACCAAGAGCGTAGATTTTAAGTGTATCATTAGCACTATAGTTGAAAGACGTACCACCAGAAATACCTTCAAGATACTGAAGAGTCACAACTTCAGACTGAGCAGATGCTCCTGTAACACCAACGACGCTGTACTGATCAGAGCCATGAACAACATAAAACTTGTCACCGTTTTGAAGTGAGTGATTTTTTGTTTGGCCAATGTTAAATGGCACACCGTAGTTTTCACCAACTGTTCCTGGAAACTTTACGCTCGCAGTAAGGGAGCCTGACGCAGAACCAGTAAAACTCGCAGAGATGAAATACTTGTCTTTGACAACAGGAAACAATTGACTGTATTCTTTTGTTTGTGATCCAATACCCATAGGCACTGCATCGCCGTAGCAAAGAAGATAGTTGCCAGGTTTTCTTCTTGGACCACCTGCAAATGGCATGATTGTGCCAACAGGTGTAACGAGAGAAGCAGACTCGTTTTTTACATTGCCAAGTGTGTTGACAACAATGCCCCGATTCTCTGCATTTGAAATGATAACAGGTTTAAAAACTTTGGATGTATCTGTTGGTTCTGTCTCTGTCAGTTTTCCGCTTGTGCTGCCCGTGTCAAGATAATAGACATTGCCTGCTGTCAGAGCGAATCCTGATACGCTTGTGAAGTCGATATTGCCCTGAAGAACAAGTGTGAAGTCATCAACGTTTGTTGACTCGATAACGCCAGCAATAAAACTGTTCTCAGAAACACCATCGTATTTGGGGTGTGTGTAACCGTTTGATTCGTAAACGACAACATCACCCGCTACGAACGGGTGATTTTCTTGTCGTATTGTTGTTTTGAGTGACGAAGCGTTGGCGCTTGGTGTACCAACAAAACCTATACTACTGTTTCCCATACTGGCACCTTTTCAGTTATCTCCAGTATTTATACGATTACCTCGTCTTCAATGCCTCGATGGAGTGTTCGAGATTTGCATTGATTCTGTCTCTGTACTCTTGTGGAACTTTGTTATCATTCAACAACTGTACGCAGGTGTCGCGGCATTCACGATAACGACCAGTCCAATAGCAAGCAATTGCATACTCATCGAGCAACATGAAGTCATAAACAGCATTAGTAACAAACAACGCACCGTCTGGGAAAGCGAGTCGAACACCGTGATTGGCAAAAGACCATGCTTGATCGAAGCGACACTTCAGACGGGCAAAGCGAGCAGCAGCCCACAAGGCTTCAGCACGCCAAGGATTTTGCTGAAATGCTCTCATGTATGATTCGATGATGTCATCAACAGAGAAGCCTTTTTCTTTTTGTAGAATCTCTTTCATTCTGCCAACTTGAAATAATGAGTAATAGACTTCTTCAGTCCAGCCACCTGCTTCTGCTCTTTTTTCATAAGCGTCAAGACACTTTTCCCATTGTTGACTATCTCGATAAGATTGTGCAAGATAAAAGAGATAACGATTGTGATCTTTTTCATCTACGTTACCGGTCGCAAGAGCCTTTTCAAATACTTGAGCGTCTTTCTTGTATTTTTCTGGATCATCAGATCTTGCACCGTCTTGAATTGGGGTGTTGATAAAACCTTTATTGAATTCTCTTGTTTCAATTTCTTCGTGGCAATCAACATATTCGTGTAAAACACCTCGATAGTAGAAAGGCTTCTTGTTTGAAGTGAGTTGTGGTCTATGATATCTTGTTCCGCCGTACTCTGCGTAGACGTTGTAGAGGTCTTTGTCAAGACTCATTCTCCAAGCAAATGGATCAAATGTTTGCTCATAGACGAGAATTTCGTCAGCATCAATCATCAAACAGTAATCTGCGTTTGTGAGTTCTCTTGCGTATTCGAGTGCTTCAGACCGATTTGTACCGAAATCTTTCCACTCACGATCAATCACATGACCTTCAATGTTTGCTTTTTTGGCCCACTCTTTAATAACTTCTTGTGTGCCATCTGTAGAGCCTGTATCGCAGATAACGAAAGTATCAATCACTGGTCGAACACTTGAAAGACAACGCTCGATAACAGTCTGCTCACTACCTTCAATTTTTCTTGCTTCGTTTTTGACGATCATTACAAGAGCAACTTGATTTAGTTTCGGTGTTGCTTCGATTGTTGTTTCTTCTGTCGTCTTTTCTTCTGTATTTACAGATTCTTCAACCACTGTTTGGCTCATATGTATCTCCATTTCTAAAAATTACTCAAGTATTTATGTCAAGATTTTGTCACTTCAGGTAAAACTGTAGCAACTCCTTCAATAATTCTTTTCACGTTTCCAGCGTTGTTAAAAATTTCTACATCATAGACGTATCTTCCAGCAGTAATGCCTGAAGTTGCTGCGGCACTTTTCGATATGGTAATATTGCCACCAGTAATGTTTGTAATTGAAACATCAAGTTCAACAAAGTTTAGAGACGAGTGACTTTTTCTCATCTGTGATCTTCCTGTATAACCACCAAGATCGAAAGTAACACCATTGTCATCTGTGAGTTCGAGACCCAAAGAAAAAGTTGCTCCCTGCTCTATATTCAAATTTAATTTGCTTGCCATTATTCTTCCCTAAGTAAAGGCCTCATTGAGGCGCCGCACGTTCTTGCTCTATTTTTCATTCTAATTGCTTTGGTAGATCCAAATACCCCATCAAGATTCAAGAATGTAGGAAAACAAACTGTTTCTCCAAACCCATCATTGAAAAACTCTCTAGCAGGATAGAAGTATATTGCACGATAATCAAACTGCTC